CTGTCGGGGCAGCGGTGTAACCCGAACCTGGGTTCGTAATCGTCACACCGGTGACAACGCCACCAGCAACAACGGCTGTACCCTGAGCGGTAATTCCGCCAGCAGGTGCAGCCGAGAAGGTGACTGTCGTGGTGCCCGAAACGTAATCCGTACCACCAGCGGAGACCGTAACCGAAGCCACAGAGTCACCACCGGAAAGAACATCAGATACCAGAGCGCCGCCAATAGCAGCAAAGCCCCAGACATACTGTGAACGGTTGTTCAGAACCGAGACGTAGTAGTTCGGTGAGTTGTTTGCGTCAAGAGCATCAACAGCCTTCGACAGGAACGGGAAGGTTTCAAGAACCGAACCTGGAACGCCAGAGAACAGACCCTGAACGTCGATGATGGCAACGTGCACTTCATCGTTCGATGCACCGACAGCAGCAGCAGATGCTGATGTGCCTGGAGCGAAGTCGAACATCGAAGCGTACTTCCAGTTGGTGAATCCGCGAGAATCACAGACTTCAACAGCGATCGTGTTACCCAGGAGACCTGGATACTTGGCCACGAACATCTGTGTCGGGCTCGAAGTTGCCACGATAGCTTGCTGAGAAGCATTCTGGACCAACAGACCTGTGCCGCTGTCAGTTGCGTTGATTGCAGTTTCATCAACGACACGAACAATCGTCAAGGCTCCGGTGTATGCCAAGAAGCTGGCAGCCGTGAACCAATCAACGTAGTTGACGTCGTTCGGGGTGTAGAAGTTCGAAACGATATCGTTTACCGAACCGACCGAGACATACTGAAGGCATGGACCCCACGAAAACTGACCGACGAACGCACCGGCAGAGGCACCGGCAGTCGGGACAGAATTGGTCAGATCTGTTTCAGTCGTGGTCAACCCTGGTGAAGTGTTGGTTGAAGCCATTCGTGTATCTCCTAACAGCTTTTGTAGTTAGTTTTACTCTGAGCGATATTTAGGATTAGAACAGGCCTGACCCAAACGCCTCCTCAGAACTACCATCGTCAAGGAATCCACAAACAATGCTCTGTTCATCCATCGCATCCAAGCGTTGACGAAGCAGATTTCGCATGTTCACATTGACCTCTTCTTCAAAGTTGGGCTGAGTCGTGAACCAAGCGAAGAGAACCAAAGACATCACGATATCGTCAGTCTTGCCCTTCTCAGCTTCATATCGGTTGCCGTTCTTGATGAAGGTCGAGAGTTCGACGATCGTCTCGTAGTCCTGAATGGTGAGAGTATCAGATTCGATCAGAGTCTTCAAGATCGATGTTCCAATCGCCTTGGTCTTGACTGTGGTACGAACACCGAGTTCTGAACGAGAAGAGTTCGGCTCGACTGTTTCCAGCTTCTTCACTGTAGTGGTGATCAGATTCTCGTATTCGTAATCGAACCACAAACTGTTTGTGACCGTCTGACCGATAGAGTTGTTTTCAACAATCAAAGCAGCATTGTTGTATTTCGTGGCAATGCGATAGGCAACATCTGCAAGCATCAGAGGAACGATAGTGTTGCAACGATACTTAGCAACCTGAATGAACGGTTTCTGAGTAACGTCGATGACGCTTACGATAGAGTAGTCCTTTCCGATACCTTCGCCAACGTCAACCGTGACCACATAAGAGGCGCCCGGCAGAGACTCTGAATAGACCATCCAATACAGTTCTGCTCTCGTATCGTTGATCGGCTGGTTGTAGACCAACTGTTGAAGTTTCGAACCACTGATAAGCGTGTCAGATGATCCAAGGAAGGCGCAGTCAAACTCCTGGTCGAACTGCTTCTGGGTCATATTTCGAAGCTGCGATTCCTTCCATTCAATGTTTCGCTTCGGATGCTTGTCCCAGGTGACCTTCAGGTGCTTGTAATCACCTTGTCCTGTCTCAGCATCGTGATAGATCTTGTAGAACTGATTCAGGCCCTTCGGAGTCGATGTGATGATAACCTTGGTAGTGGTACCTGCGGTAATCGTCGGGTAGGTTGATGTGTAGAACTCAACGTCGTTCTGCACGAATGCGAATTCGTCCAGGTACAGAATGTTGATGGATCGACCACGAATAGATGAACCGCCGGTAGCTGCGCAGAAGACCTTGGTTCCCTTCTTGCCCAGGTCCAACCAGATATCACCCTTGTTCCATCCACGAATACCAGGTTGCATCCAGAGAGGAAGCATCGAATACATCAACTGGAATCGTGACATGATTTCGCGAGCCTGCGCTTCTTTGTTGGCGAGGATGGCGATTTCAAAGTCTTTGTTGAAGAGAGCTTCATGAAGCAGATAGGCTGCAACAGTTTGAGTCTTACCCATCTGTCGAGCAGTAAGAAAGATGGAGAAACGACAGTCATCCATCATCTGCATCATCTCGACCTGATAGTCGTACAGTTCAAACGGAACCATACCCTTGTCAAGGTCAACTACTTTCAAATACGTGCGACAGAAGTATTCGATGTCATCTCGACACTTGTTGATTTCATCAAGCATCCAGAATTCGTACTCAAGCTGTAGTCCAGCCTTGAGCAAACCGTACTGACCATCGAAGTAGTGTTCTTTTGTGATCTCTGAAAATTTCATCTTGACATTCGTCTTGAAAGGTGCTATAAATAGCAGTGTCGCCACAATGCATCTGGCACTAGTCGTCGGCTAAGCGTAGTCTCGACGTGAGAAAGCTGCCAACAGAATCAATCACCTGCGACTGTATTAACTGAAACCGTAGTTTCTACGGATGAGACCTGCTCTGCTTCGCATTTGCAACAGGTGTCACATGCCGATCTTGTGGGATTTTAGCGGCATGTGTGGCGTTCGTGTAGCGATACACCGAACCAGGAGGCGGCCTGCCCGAGAACCCTAGGCCTGTATTACTCCTGAAATCTCCGTCTTCGGACATTCGGCATTCACGCCGAAAATGCGACTGAAATTCGCATTGCTAATAAACGTCAGATATACGAGATGCAAATACCACCGAGGCGAAGCCGAGGGTCGAGCGAAGCGAGACAGAAACGAATGCACAGGTCATCATGCTTGTCGAATGCGATGCTATGGTCAAAGAAAAGGCCCGAAAGCATGTCTTCACAACGGGTGTCGCCACAATGTGATGGATAATGGCTTTCGGGCCTTGTACGTTTATTTAGTGGGATTGATGATGGGCAGTTTCTCGATGTCTTCGTTCAGTTTAGGCTTCGACAAACGAGAGAAGATGTCACCACCTGTTCCAATGTATACATTCGTGGTCTCAGATTGAATCGAAGCCGGTGTAGGAACAGTGCCCTTGGAGGATCCTTTCTCCAATTCCTTCGACGTTGAAAGCAGATCTTTGTTGAGATCCGCGATCATTTTCATGAAGGCTGATGCGGATTCATACATCCTTGCACTTTCAGCCTGCTGTACCAAATCGACCAGATTCGGGATCATGGTCATGGTCGACTCAATCATCTCACGAAGATTACCACGAACGAAGTCGTAGTCCTTGTCGATGTTTTTCTGCAACCGATCTTGGAGCTTCCCGGTGGCTTCGTCGATGACTGCAAGACCCGTTTCTTCCTTCGTTGGATACTCGGTTGGCGTGTCAATTCCAAACGCATTCGCAATAGCTGTTGACATCATTCATCCCCAAGTGTGGGTTCTGCATCTTCGGTTGGAAATACGAACGGAGGAGCATCAGGCGGGTTGACCTGTGTGCTCCATGTGGCGTCAAACGCAGGTGTTTCGCTCCACGGACCTGTTGAAGTCACTTCCAATTGGTCAAACGTCTGCTGATAATCTGTATCGGTCAGGTTGATCAAGATCTGCTTGATGCGCTCCACTACTCGAGGATTCGAGTACTGATAGCCCTTCAACGTGAAATCGAGTGTGGCTGTGATAACACGACGATTGTCAAACGATCCTTCGTAATCGATGTTGTAATCGATACTATTCAGATTGATCGGAATGTTCGTTGTGAATCCAAGACCGTTTGTGTCATTCAACGTCACGGTCAACGAAGGAGTGAAGAATGGAATGATCTGTTCAAGCATCTGAAGCATGTCGTTGAAACGAACAGCTGCCAGATACACTTTGACATTGAAATTGTAGGCCTGACGGTTCAACTGATACGTGTTTTGCGTTACCGGATCCGTGGCACTCACGTTGTCGATCTTGTTGAGCGCGTTGGTAGTGCGCGAAGGATCGTAGGTCATGCTCAAGAACTCGAATGCAATTCGAGGGAGAGTCATGTCGATGTTCTGCTGATCCAGATCCGTGTTCTGCTGAATGTCTTCCAACCACTTCTGTCGTGGTGAATAGTGCACAGGAACTTCTCGCAGATTACCCCAACCGTCCTTGAAAGTCAAACCATTCAAGATCGTGGCGAATGCGATTACATACGAACGTGTTGTTCCGTAGTAGAAATATGGACGAGCCATCAGAAGTTCCCGAATGGATTACCGGTCTGCTGATCAATCAACGACATCTCCTGTTCCAAAGGAACATTCAACGAACCAGGATCCTGATCTTGCACAGTTGGAGCATTGTTGGCTTCGACATAGTCGACGGCCTTGAGACCTGTGCGGAAACGCTCCCACGAGAAGGTGAAGGTTTCGCAGACCAACTTGTAGACAAACTGCTTACCAAACTGGAAGCCCGGCCAGTCGTACCAGACCTGATTGATTTCGAACATCACGTTCGGGAACGAAGCCATCGGCTGGTCGATGTTTCCCATCCAAACTAGATCACCTTCCATCGGGCGCAAATAGTTTGGAATGCCAAGGTCGAAGAAACGTTTCTTCGACATCATGAATTCAGCGGTTGCGTTGGTTCGAAAACCAAACTTCGACATGATGTTCTGGTCGCCACCGAAGTTACCGGCATCCGGCATCAGGGCTTCGATCTTGTAGACCTTGTTGAAAATGGTCTGAATGTCTTCACCAAGAATGTCATCTTGTGTGATCACAGATCGAGGGAGATAGTAGATCTCGTATCCAAACATCTGGATATGCTCGATCACAAGATCCTCGAACAATTCTTGTTCAGATGTGCGATTGGTCCAATCGAAATAGCGCGAGACAGTCATGATTGCATCTCTCTGAAAGCCTTATTCCTTGCACGAGATGCAAGCATTTTGGCAACACATTCTGGATTCTTCATCACGTTTCGTTCACCATGCTGCGAACGATTTTCAGATCGCGTCTTCATTGCTTTACGACGCATTTCATTGCTTCCTAGATGTGCACCGTGTGTTTCGCTTTTGGCAAAGGCAATCTTCTTCCTGGCTCGAGTCTCATCAGACTCTTTGATTCCTTTCTTGTTCTGATTGC